CGGCTGGCAAATTTCTAATCACTTGAATGCCTTCAACGGAAAAGCTACGGGCGTGGAAGTCTTATATGGTTCAGCAAGCAATAAAGCAACAGCAGCTAAGGTATCTGCTGCAATTGCTAAAACATTAGGCTTAGTTGATCGTGGCGCTAAGGATGGCACTTGGTTAGGGATCGCTCGGAATTCAGGCGCTGGTAAAAAAGTCCTGTTGATCGAATGGGGATTTATCGACAACGCATCCGATATGAAAGCTTTATTCGCTAAAATGGATGCAGCAGTTAATGCGGCATTGGCTGTGTTCGGATATTCTGCAAATTCATCTAGCAACAACAATACCTCCACAAGCAAGCCAGCTGTTTCAACAAGTTTTAAAGTGGGCGACAAAGTTAAAATCACTGATGCGCTATACAAGGATAGTACAGGCGCTGGTCGGTCGACTTCTAGTCGTGGTAAAACTGGCACAATCAAGCGAGTTGTGAGCGGCAACAAACCGTATTTGATTGACAGCCTAGGTTGGGCGCACAAGAACGATATTCAACTGGCTACCAGCTCAACTACAACCGCTACTAAAAAAGTAGGCGATACTGTGACGGTGCAAAGCCACGCAACCAACTATCAGACTGGGCAAAAGATTCCTTCTTGGGTCAAAGGAAAGAAGTATAAGATTAAACAGATTAAATCAGTTAACCAATCTAAATCTAAAAAAGCATACTTGCTAGACGGAATCAATTCTTGGTTCTTGGAGCAAGATGTTAAGTAACACAAATACCCCTTACTCGGTTGAGTAGGGGGCTTTTTTATATTAATTCATAGTCATCTTCATTCATAAAAGTTGAAGGATGCTGTTCGTTTTGATACTCATGAACTTCATTCTCCTCTCGTATGGTTACTTTAAAAATACTTAATATCCTATCTTGATTGTAGAAGTACTCTTTTTGAAGGCTTTTTTCAAAACTAGATTTCGGAATACTATTGTTTTCACTCATTCCAAAAGTATTAGCATGAGTTAGGACGCAACATTTAAATTTCATTTCAGTTACTTTGGTTAACTTGCCAAAAAATTTGTCTGGACCGTTAGACTGATTTACGGTCTTGCCCAAATAGACTTTAAAATAATCGCCAGGTTCAAGGTATTCTAAAGAAACTTTTTTTACTGTATCAAAATATATCATCTTTAAAAAACTCCTATATTTATAAATTAAAATCACTCCTCCAATTATTACTATTTCTTGTCAGTTGTTGAGTCACAGTATAATGTAATTCTATACTTTACCGTCACTTAACCCTCAATGTATCACCAGGATATAACATGTAATTGTTCGGATCGATGCCATTTAGTTCATAAAGTGTTTCCACTGAAATACCAACACGTGCAGCTATTTCTGGAGGACCTTCACCAGCTTGTACGGTTGTATACTCTTCAACTGGTTGAGATGGAGCACTATAACTCTCATATATTTGTTCCTGACTACTTACTGGAGGTTCAGCAGGTTGGACGCTTTCTTCCGAATAGACAGCAACACTTTCTGATGAGTAAGTTTGCGATTCTGCGGCAGTAGAACCAAATGGGGATTCTGTTACTTCCAAAGAAGCCGCCTTAGCATATTTCTCAACTAATTCTTGCGATAGTTGCCCATTAAATTGCATCAATACTAATTCATCCTCGTTAACGGCAGTATAGGAGAATAGCATTGCTGAATCTTTTCCAAGATCATCATAATACTGTTTAGTTGCTTTCAAGTCATCCAAATTATCAAAAGTCAGCAAGCGAGCATTACGTTGATCATCTTCGTTGTCGGTTTCAACTAATGAAAATATCTTTGCACTTGTGGCTGACATAGGCGCAATACCAAAGTCGTCCTTCGTCATGTCCCGTGGATTGTAAACCACAAGCGATTGCTGCGTGAATGCTTCAATTATATCGTCTAAATTTGCAGCAGCTGATTCTGATGAGACGGTGGTTTGTTCTGTAGATAATGAACTTGATTCAACTTCTTTCTTTTTCGTGTAAGGTTTCAAAACAAGTTTTTCTGCTCCTGAATCGTCATCATTCTTTTTTTCATCAGGAGTAAAGATTATATTCTCATCCTCTTTTGAAACAGTATAATAAACAAAATCTTCATCATCCACTGAATCTTGTATTCTGATTGTGTCTTCTTCTAAAACATACTCAAGCTTATAATCCAACTGATCTATGATTTTCTTCGCAAATTCTTCGCCTAATTTTTCCCATTCATCTTTAGCACTAGATGACATGCTATCAGTATCAACAGATACAGACATTACATGATCAGAGAAAGATACGATCATATTCGGATACTCTTCTTGTGATGACTCAGCAAGCCAATCATTTGCTTTCAAGTCTTCAGTGGTGATTTTTTGGCCACAAGCTGTCAGCAACAAAAAAGTAAACAAAACCCAAATTCCCACACTAACTTTTTTCATGTTTATCCCCCTAAACCTATTTGAAAATATCCCATATACTAAACGTTGTTTTTCTATAAATCTTTGCTTTTGTTGATTTTATAGGTGATTTAGCAAATCCCATACCTTTCTTTCCATAACCGGGGATTACTGCTTTTTTGATTTTCCGTTTTGCTTTCCCAGTAGTTCTAGCTTTAAAACTTTTCTTAACACTTGGTTTTCTAAGACCTACTTTCAT